CATAGATACAAACCTGCACCACCGTATCGTGAATGAGGCGATAGGCATCGTATTTCCTCTTGAATATCTCCGTACGATAGGAAGTGGTAGCAGCCAGCCAGGCTGTCGAGAAACCCACGATCACGCCGGCGACAAACTGGATCATAAGAAAGCCCCCGTGAACGCAATGCGTGTCCGGGAGGGCAGATGAACCACCGGGTATATGAGGCAATTATCAAACACAGTTTGATTGTATCAAAACGTTGAGGAGCATGCAATGTCAAATAGAAACAAAAAATTGCACACCGTGTTATCCGGCCAGGGCAACCTCTTTGATACCGAGATATCCGAGGGCGCCCTCGATCTGAGCCTGATATTCAGAGACTCCCTGACGAAAGCCCTGTCAGGGTGCAGGGACTCCAGGTACCAGGTCGCCGCCAAGATCTCCGAGCTCACCCGCCGCAACCTCTCAAAAGACATGCTCGACAAGTACACATCCGCCAACCTGGATTACGGCTTCCGCGCCGAGGAGCTCACCGCCTTCTGCGCGGTTACAAGGAGCCTTGAGCCCTTCCGGGCTCTCCTTACCCCCCTCAGCTGCGACGTCGTTGATCCGGAGGACTCGAAACACCTGCGGCTTGCAAAGCTGCTGCAGCAGCAGATGACCCTGACCACGGAGATCGCACGGATAGAGAGCGAGCTCGGCATCAAACACAGGTAGGAGATAACATGGCAGAGAACAGATACAGGATCAACTCGGTTTACACCGCCTGCATGCTCATAAAGGAGATGGCGGCGAGCGCCGATCCCACGAACGTCGTTGAGGCATCAAAGCTCCTTGGCATATCAACAGATGTGGCATTTCGGACCTTCAAGACCCTGGAGGAGTGCGGTTTCGTGACTGCCACTGAGGGCGGCTACGTCCCGGGAGAGGGCGTGGCCGAGGCCTGGAAGTCATATCGGCTCCACCAAAAGCAGACCATCGAACGGGCCAAAAAGGCCCTCAGGGACACCACAATATCAGGAGAGGAGGAATAATGAGCGGCAAACCAGACCCGAAGATAATCGATCTCGAGGCGGAGAGCGACATCGACACCAGGAACAACGAGGCCGTCGAGTTCAAGGTTTTACAGATGAAGCTCCGTGACAAGGAAGAACTGGAAGAGAAGGAGGCCATCGCCTACACCTGCACGATGTTGGGCAGGATCCAGAGCGCCGCTTTCAATGAACGCCAACAGCGCCTGATGAAGCTCATCTGGCTCAAACAGGTCAAGGACGGACGGATCTACAAGAAAATGCGCGGCCTCGACACCTGGGTGAAGTTCTGCGAGGCCTGCGGGGAATCGTGGCGGACGATCGACAATAATCTGCAGGAACTATCCGTCTTCGCAGACGAGTTTTTAACCGAAACGGTTAAATTGGGCTGGACCCCATCCGAGGTTAAACGCCTGTCCAGAGCCGTTTTAGCAGATAATACAGAATTAACCGAAATGGTTAATTCTGACGCCATCACCATCGACGGCAAGACCCTCCCCTTTGACGCCGACCACAAGGACGAGATTATGGAACTCGTCGCGGACGTCCTTGATCGCACCCGCAAGGAGGCGAAAAAGGTCGGACAGGAACTCGCCGAGGCCGAGAAGGAACACGCGGCGGAGCTCAAGGACTACCGCAAACAGATCAAGGGCCTCAAGGCCCTCGTTGTCGATCCCGCAGTCCCCGAGCATTTCCGGGAGATATTCCAGGAGATCGAGACAAAGGTAACGGAGATCGTGACGCTGGCGAACCGGCTGGACTTCCAGAAGGCATTCGCCGAAACCGACAACGAGCTGGTGGCAAAACGCAACTTCCTGGTCTCTGTCAACGTCATCGAGACGCAGTTCACGAACGTCGTCAACGCCCTGAAAGACGCGATCATCGAGCGGTAGACGATAGGCGACCATGCGGGAGATAGACAACATCATGCTGGCCAGCGCATACAACGAATGGACGGCTGCCCCCCACAGTCAGAAGAGCTTCACCGCCCGGAAATGGGCCGATACGCTCTCTGTCTCCCTCGTGACCCTCTATCGCAAGTTCAAGACCTTCGGCTTCAAGCCGGCCCAGCGCAAGGAGCGCGCCGGCAAGGGAACGCCCAAAATACCGTCCCTCGAGCAGTACGCCAGGTCCCTTTCCCACATGTACGCCTTCCTTCCCCGCGGAGCCAGGAAACCTCCCCTGCGCCTCGTTATCGAGAAGGCCCTGGTGAACGGCATCCTCCCGCCCGAGGCCGCCGAGATCCACCCGGCCACCTTTTCGCGGGTCCTGCGCCAGATGCAGCTCCTCGATGAAGACGGCCGCGTGCTCCGCTTCGAGGCCCGCCGGCCCATGGAGCAGGTCCAGTACGACGTCTCCGGATCGGAATATCTCTACGTCCACCGCATTGAGGACGGGGAACCCATCCTCAGGATCCGGGGGACCAAGAAGTACAAGAACAAAGACCGCTATGAGAACATGCGCCTGTGGTACCACGGCCTCGTCGACGACTGTTCCCGGTACTGGCTCGCCAAGGCCTTTGTGTCCGCCGGCGAGTCTTCCGCCGACGCCCTGACCTTCACAAAATGGGCCTTTTCCCGGAAAGACGATGAGCGGATCATCTTCCGCGGCCTTCCGGCCAGGATCTACATGGATAACGGTCCCCTCGCGAGGGCGCAGGTCACGACGGAGTTTTTTGAACGAATCGGCGTTGAGATCAAGGCCCACGAACCCGGCAGTCCCGAGGACACGGGCAAGATCGAGATTAAGTGGAAACAGCTCTGGACCAACTTCGAGTCCCTGGAGTTCCTGATGGACCCCAACTGGGAGTCCCGGGAATATACCCTCAGCGAGATCACCGAGCGGCTCATCAACTATACGGTGAGACTCAACCGGGCAATACACCCCACGAAAGCGGCCACGAAGGAAGAGATCTGGCTCAGCGTCATCCAGGACGGCGGCGTTGTTGACATCGAAGAGAGCGCTTTCAACACCGCCTTCAAGCGGTCCCGCAGGCACGTGGAGACTGACGGTACCTTCTCCCTCGACAACACCACGTACTTTGTCAGGGGGCTGTATGACTCGTGGGTATACGTTTATGAGGGCGTCTCAGGCGCTCAGATGGTCGCCGAGGACATCCAGACCCACCGGCGCTATGCGGTGACCCCTTACTCCATACCAGGCCTCGACGAGATCAGGACCGACAAGGCCCTTCCCGGAAAGACCGCCCGCAAGGAAGCGAAGGAATTGAAGAAGGCCTACAGGATAAAACCCTTCAAGGGTCTTTACGAGAAGGACACCCGGGTTGAGGATGAGAAGGTGAGCACCTTCCCCGTGCGTGCAAAAGAGGAGCGGCAGGTGGAGAATCCTCTGGACCTCACGACATACCCCTCGCTCACCGAGGCCCGTGAGGAGTTTTTTGAGATCGTCGGGTCCTTCGTCTCGGGCGACGACTGGGAAAACATCTCGCAGCTCATCACTGAAAACGGCTTAAAGAAGCAATTCGTTGTCGATCTTGCCCTGGAGATAAGAGGCGAGATGGAGCGGCAGACACTATCAATATAAGGAGGAAAGCGTTATGACCCGTTTGGAAGTCCTCGCGGATTACGGTTTTACAACAGACCCCTTCCCGGCCAAGTTTTTTGAGACGGCCGATGTCCTCAGGGTCCGGAAGCTCCTGACCCTGGCAATCAACTCAAAGCGTATGGTGGCGATCGTCGCGGACCGCGGCGCCGGCAAGACGTGGGCGATCGAACACGTCCTCAAGGGGATGAACAATATCGCCCTGGTACATACGGAGAGAAGCTTTAAGGAGAAGATGACCATCGAGAACATCGAGCACGACATCATCCTCACCCTCTCCGACGAGCCGGTGAAGCGCGCCGCCAACACCCGCAAGCGCCAGCTGCGGAGGATCCTCGGGGAGGCGGCGCAAAGGAAGAACGTTGTCCTCCTCATCGAGGAGGCCCACCGGCTGCACGGCCAGACGCTGGGATCCTTGAAGACCCTCCTTGAGATGGAATGGGCAGGAACGAGGCCGCTCTTTACGCCAGTCCTCGTCGGACAGTACGACCCCATGCAAAAGCGCGGCGTCGATGAGGTCCGGCTCAGGAGCGACTCGGCGTATATGAAGGGATTGTCCACTGTAGAGGCGAGAGAATACGTGAACGCCACGGTGGGCGAGCACTTCGATACGGCCGCGATCGATGCCCTGTCGCGGCTGCCGGCCGCAAGGAACTATCTCGATCTCCAGGAGGCGGTGATAACCGTCATGGGGAAGGCTCTCGCCATGGGCCAGGAGAAGGTGACGGCCATCGAAGTCCTGGACTGCCACGGCGGAGGCATGAAGGAGATCCTCCGCTCCGCCGGCATGTCCGAGAACGACCTCTCCCGCGAGACCGGGATACCGCGCTCAACGCTGGCGCTTGTTATCAACGATTACCAGGGGACCATCAAGGATGAGACATACAAGAAGACGCGCCAGGCGATCACAACAGTCCTCAGGAAGAGACTGGGGCAGGACGCGCAGGATGCACCGGCGAAGACAAGCGGCGCGTGAGGAGGGTGGAATCATGGCTGAACAGAAAGGCATAAATCACCGGATGATAGCATTCATGGTGGATGAAAACGTTTGGGGTTACGAACTGGCCGTTTGCCCGGCGTGCGGGAGAGAGCACTACATCGAGGGCCCCGTTCTTTTTGCCCCATCCAAGCGCAATTTCGACAGCGATCCCGAAGAGGAGATCATGGATCTGGTGTGCCCGGATTGTATAAAAATCGCCGGAAAAGTCCTTGGCAGAGACACGATGCGGGAGATCCTCGACAACGATCCCGACGAAACGGAGTTCTGGCAGGATACAATCGTGCAAATCGTGCAGATGGAACGGGGCGCCAGGCCCGCATGTAACGCCTGAGGCAGGATATGAAGAAAGTCAGACAGCACCTGAAACCAAACGCGCAACAAACAGGTACCGGCGGGCATCCCGGCAGATCCGGGAGCCCGACCGGGAACCCCATCAGGTACCCGAACGGCGACGTACAGTGCAGGGGGTGGGGAGACCGGATCAACTTTCCGGTCTGCGTCGTCAGAAGTTTCCGGCAGCCCGAGAAATGTAAGGGCTGTCCGCTTAACCCGTAAGGAAGGAAGAGATGCTTCAGGACATAGAGATTGAAATCATGCTGGACGGGAAGTTCTACGGCGGCCGGATCTGGCCGGCAGTGCCGCGCGTAGGGGATTATCTGTCCCTATGCAACCGCACGATAATAGCCCGCGTTGAAGATGTGGTATGGGGAAAGAGTAATGCCAGCGACTTTTCCTATCCAGAGGGCAGGCTATCGGTATTGCTCGTTTGCACCACGGCTCCTGACGAGACGAAGAAAGGAGATTAATCATGGGAAAACTCTTGAATCTATTTATCGGCGAAGAAGAAAAGCCCGTCCAGGCGATCCCCCTCGAACATGCGGTTCTCTGCATGAACTGCGAGACCGTGTTCGACATGGCCGAGCGCGCCTGCCCGGTGTGCTGCAGCGAGACCTTCCTCAACATAGGGATAGCCCTGGGAGATGAGGAGACGAAGTCACGGATCCGGCGACAGGCGGTGATGCGATGAAAGCAGCCCTGGAGATATGGAAGGACGCGGCGGTCATCCGGATCATGGATGACTCAGGAAGGGTTATCGACCACTACGAGACGGACGCGATACACATCGATAACCACCAGTATGAAAGACGGCACGAGGACCCGGAGGGAACACTTCCGATCGTGCCGAAGACAGTGAGCTAAGGAGGATATGCATGCCAACACTGGGAGAGATTGAGACATTAACCAAGTCCTGGGCCGACGCCCAGGACAGCCTTGTGGAGACCATCCAGGGCCTGGAGGACGCCGTAGAATCCCTCAGGCGCCAGTACCTTCCCGCACTGAAGAGGCAGGTGGCCATCGCCGCCGAAAGGAAGGCACAGCTCAGGGCCGCCGTCGAGGACGCGAGGACGCTCTTCACGCGCCCCAAGACCCTTGTTATCCACGGGGTGAAGGTGGGCTACGAGAAGGGAAAGGAGGAGGTCATTATCGAGGACGAGGACCTCACCGTCGCGCTCATCGAGAAACACTTCCCGGAACAAAAGGACCTGTACATCAAGACAAAGAAGTCCGTCAAGAAGCGGGCCGTCAAGGACCTCTCCGAGCTTGAACTGAGGTCCATCGCGGTCGCGGTCACGGATCCCGGAGACATCGTGGTCATCAAGTCCATGGACTCCCAGATCAAGAAATATGTGGACAAGCTCCTGAAAGAACGCGACGAGGACCTCGCGGCCGAGGAGGCGGCATGAAGCGGCGCGACCCCCGGGAGCTGCTGCGCATGATGAGGAGACTGTGCCCGCCCAGGGAAGATATGGGCGCGCCGGTGACGATCATCTCCCGCGATGACACGGGATTCCTGGCGCGGATGGAGCTGACCCCCGAGGCGGCGCGATGCATCGAGGAGAGGCTCCGCGAATCCCGGGCTGAGTAGAAGGCCGAAACCATTTTCTTGACATCAGGAAAATGGTCTGTCCGTCATGCGGGCACTGAGGAGGTCATAAGGTGACAACGACGAACGACACGACAGAAAAGAGGCTGCAGGACACAGGCTGCCACGTCTGCGGCAGAACCATGAAGCGCTTCGCCCAGGACCACTGGTACTGGTACTACCGCTGCGCCTGCGGGTGCGAGCGCCTAGTCCCCAAGGAAGAGAACGAGAGGGGATATCAGGCCTGGCCGGGGAAGGAGACGCCCGCCGCATGAGACCCGTCGAGCAAAAGCAGATACGGCTCATCCACATCGCCAAGGGCCAGCTTCACCTCGGCGATGACACCTACAGACTCATGCTTGAAGAGTGGTTCGGTGTAAAGACGAGCAAGGACCTCACCTATAACCAGGCCTCGACGCTCATCGATGAGTTCAAGAGGCTCGGCTTCCGGTTGAAGACAAAGCGAACTCCTCCCCAGAATCCCTGCTGGCCCTGCGCTCCCCGGACGCCCGGCATGCCCCTTCCCGAGAACGTCGTTGTCCTCGCGAGCCCGGGCCAGCTCAGGATGATCGAACACCTGGCGGCGGACATTAAGTGGCGCCACTGGGACGGGTACCGCCGCTGGCTCAGGAAGTACTTCAAGGTCGACCAGGTGCGCACGTCCCTCGACGCCTCCGCCGTCATCGAGGCCCTGAAGGACATGTGGAAACGCGAGAACGGCTGCGCCTGCAAGAGGGTGCACAATGGCTGACAGATCCCTCTCCTGGCTCAGGGGGATCGAGATCGAGGACCTCCTTGACAAGGACGTGAAGCTCATTCATGACCACTGCGGGATGGACGTCCTCATCGCCATGCTCGTCAACTTCCCCTCCATGGGTCTCTACATCAGCACACGGCCGCTCACCGAGGCCAAGAAGCGCTACATCAAGAAATACCACAACGGCACGAACACGAAGGACCTCTGCCGTCTTCTCGACGTGTCCGAGCGGTTCGTCTACGATGTTCTCGAAAACAGCAACAGCCTTCCCGGACAGGACCCCCTCTTCCGATTCCCTGAATAACATTTCTTGAACGGCTCAAAGGACTTCCCTGCGCCGGTAGTCTACTCTTACGGAAATGAAACACCTTCCTTGCATAGCGCAGGATGCCGGGCCCGTCGCACCCGGTGTCCTGCGTCCTTTCAAGAAAACCCCCCATGAACTGGTCAAGGCCCGGAGGGGAGGCGAGCCGGTGTACAACCCGGCCGCCCCTCTACCGGGCACACGCTCGGGAGGTGACCTGTGATACCCAAGCGCCCGGCGGAGTGCTTTGTGAAGCTCGACGACACACAGCTCCTCGCCCTGTGCATCTACGGGGAGACGGGCAAGAAACCCGTGACGGGGAAGCAACTCGGCATTGCATGGTGCGTCATGAACCGGCTCAAGGTCCTTAACCGGCGGGTTGGTGAGGTCACCTTGAAGAACGTCGTTCTCTCCTCGAGGCAGTTCCCCTGTTTCCAGGAAGGCAACCCGAACCGCCTCGGGCTCATGGCGATCGCCTGCGGGTGGGACAAGGCGTTCCAGAGAAACAAGCACCTGCGCGAATGCTACCGGATCGCCGAGGGTGTCATGAACGGCGACCTCCCGGACAACGTCTCCGGGGCAATCCACTACAGAAGAAGCAAAGACCAGGCTCCCTGGTCGGAGGCGAGACAGCTCGTCGCCGTCATCGGCGACTTTGAATTCTACGCATAACAGGAGGTGCACGTGATCTGGCATGTCATCATCTTTCTGATCGGACTTTTGCCCGGGATCTTCCTCGGGATCCTCATCGCAAAACGGAACCCTCGTATCATCGAGTGGTGCAACGCCCTCTATCTGAAGCTCCGCGGCAAGGCCACCACAACGGCGGGGGAGATCCGGGACCGCATCGGCGACGAGAAGGGCAGCGCCGAGGTATCCCCGGTATCGGTCAATGTCCTCGTGAAGTACCTCCTCCGGTTCGGCCTCCCCCTTGCCGGCGTCATCGGGCTCATCGCCCTTCTCAAGGCGGGCACGATATCGGTGGTCCTCTACAAGTGCTGTCTCATATTGACGGGTTTTATCCTGGCCGAGGGGATCTGGGTCGTCGGCTACAAGTACATCTTCGGGAAGATCGAAAAGGAGGGCATCAGTGAATATGACCGGCGCAGCATCATGCTTTTTCGCGGCATGCTGTACGCTGCTATCATTCTTGGCCTTACCGCCGGACTGTAGCGCTCTCGACCGGTGCCTTAAGTACCGCGCCCAGGTGATCCGCGAGGCCCGCTATCACATCGGCCTTGATGCCCCCTGGCATCTCTTCCTCGGCCAGATCGAGCAGGAGAGTGGATGCCGGCCGGGCGTCACCGCCTTCGACGGTGGCCAGGGATTAGGCCAATTCATGGCGTCGACAGCCGAGTGGATCCAGGACCGCGAGGAGGCCCTCCGCGAGATCTCCGTGAAACCCTCACCCTACGATGCACGGTGGTCCATAAGGGCGCTCATCCTTTACGATCGGTACCTCTACGGGGTGGTTCTGTGCGAGGGCTGGCCCTGGGCATTGAGGGCGTACAACGGCGGCCAGGGGATCCTGAACAGGGAGATCCGCCGCGCGGGATCCTGCGACCGGGATGCGATAGAGGAACAGTGCCGGCGCAGGGTCATCAGGCTCAAGAACGGCAGTCTTCTCGATCTCTGCAAGGTGAACATCGACTACCCGCGGCAGATCGAATGCAGGGGGGAGAGGTACAGATGACGACAGAGATAGCCTTGAAGATCGCGAAGGTCCTCGCTCCCGTCCTCATCGGGGCAATTATCGGAGGCGCCATCGCCGGCTGGATCCAGCAGACGCGGCTCACCATGAAGGACATGGAGCTCACAAAGGTGAAACAGGAACTCGCGGCTAGACAGAAGGAGCTCACCGACTGCCAGGACGCGAACGCGATGAGCCAGGCAACGATCGGGAGCATGAAGGCGGAGCTGCAATCCGCGCAACAGAGCTGCACGGCACGGCTGAGGCAGAAGGAGCAAACGGCCGCCGAGATCACGCGGATCGACAACCTGAAACCGGAGGCAATGAGAGATGACACGAAGGGCAATACTGGCAATAGTGGCGCTGGCGATCCTATCCTCGATGCTCTCAACGGGATGTTCATCGACGATGGAAAACCGGCAGATCGTAAGGACTGAGTACGTAAGGCAAGAGATCCCCGAGCCTCCTGCGAGCCCCGGGTA